TGGTAAAACTTCACAAACATAATATACTTGATGTTTACCCATCAACTACATTTTATGAGTGGGATGAGTAAAGTTTCCCACTTACATTTACCCCATAATAAAACATATAACTAACAAACAAATAATCATTATGAAAAATTCAAAAAACACAATCGCAAGTCACGCTTCATCCACAGGTGAAAAATTAGGTCGCCCAGTCAACCCAAATTCAGTACGTCAAATCCGTTTAGCTGAAATAGCAGCCAAGCGTGAAGCAGGATTAATCAAGCGTGGACGCCCATCAGTAGCAGGTTCAGCTAATCAAATGAAGCAGATGGAGCGAATGGCTAAATTATTATCAGGTGTAGAATTAAAGCGTGGTCGCCCTTCAAACCCTGAAAGCGCTAGAGCAAAACGTATAGCTGATTTAGAGGCACGTCGTGCAAATGGAACCCTAAAGTTAGGACGCCCTAAAGCAATCGTGATTGAGGTGCCTGTTAAGGCCAAGGTTAAGTCAAAGGTGGTGGCTGAGTAAGCCATCACCCCCAATTCGCCTAAGTAGCCTTATTAACCCATTAAATCAACTCACATGACTGAAAACCTACCCATTGACCAATTATATCTTGAGCTAGAGGATGCTCACCAACGCTCAATTCAATATTACTCACAAGGTGACACCCGTAAGTACCTATTCTGGTTGGATCGATGGGACTTCATTAGAGACGTGATTTACAACCGTACTCACTAGGGCTACCGATTATCACCCAAGAGGCTGCATGTCACCAAAAGACGTGTGGCCTCCCGTGTTCTACAAAAAAGAGCGCGTTGCTAAAAAAATCTCAAAAGGGATGGATGCTAGCGGCCCGACCGCGACTCGTGCGCGGGTTGCTCCCACGATAGCCGCGGTCCCTCGACGGCGCGCGATGGCGGCGTGTCGTGACCATACGCACTCTCAACAATTATACACTTTTACACCCCACCCCCCATATATACGATTTCAAAATAACCCTTTTAGGTTCAAACTTCAAGGTCGCAAACCTCGACCTCTACAAAATTTTTGGAAATCCCGCGTGTATATACAAAATGTCTTATCTATATTCAGCAGTTAAACACGAATGATGATTAATATAGAGTTAAAATATATAATAAGTTTATTATCCTACTGGAAACAATGAAAAATTTAACTGACGAAAACAAAACCGAGTATAAGAAAATGTCCGACAACGATGTGCGGCTATACGTTAAATATGCACATGGGTATGCCTTCAAGCAAGTAAAACCTTTGGTTTGGGAAGTTGATTATTACCGCCTAAAATCTGCGCGAAATCATAAATCACCCAAATACACACATCCAAACTTTTAAACGTAAAAATCGCATTTTTTTAACGTAAATGATAAAAGTATATATTTATAAGTAAACAATAAAAATTTTTTTATGGCAACATTCCTATTTCGCGACGCAAACAAAGCCGCTTTTGTAAACGGAGCAAATAAACTTTTTAAAGACAACGGTTTGGACCGTGAAATTTCTACTACTGATTTGCTTGATGCAATGCCTGGTAAAGCCGAATTTACATTTTACATTCCTAATGATATACCGGAGAATGATATTTTAAAAAATGCGGAAAAAAACAAATATTTTGATTTTCCATTCCGCGAAATTGACTTAAAAGAGGTAATTAAAGAGTCTAAAAAACCAATCAAAAGAAAATCCAAAAAGTAATTTGGCAACGAGGATTTCCCTCGTATATTTAAATGTTTGGGGTTTTGAAAACAAACGAATTGGATTGAAAAACCGGTCCAAACGTTTGCAAACGTTGCCCAAACGTTAACCAAACGCGTATATACGTATAAATGTATTAAAAAATGAGGTACAAAGAGCAAGTTTTAAATAAAGTATCGCAACTAGAAAATATGATGAGAACATTAGATTTTTTGGTATCGCGTGCACAACCACAAGATGAGGTTTTACAATATATCTCTGAAGTGAAAGAAAAGGTAGAAGATTTACGTTCAATGGTTTCTCTTGAACATAATGATTTTGAACCAAGATTCGGTAGTTAATTTTAAAAATAGGTTATGACATTGAATGAAGAACAGTTACTCCAAAATTGGAGTGAATTTTTTAATTATATTGATACTTACATAACAGGTGTACGTAAGCAGCAATTAACGGATTTTTATAATAAATATGAAGAACGCTTTATATTATTGCCTGCATCGCATAAACCGCAATACCATAATTGTTTCCCTGGAGGATATATTGAACATGTTAACCGTGTGGTATCAGCTAGTTTGGAGATAGATTCTGTTTGGAGAAAATTCGATGTTAAACCTACATATACTACTGAAGAGGTAGTGTTTTCTGCTTTGAATCATGATTTGGGTAAATTCGGAACGTTCGAACACGAAGCCGTTTTACCTAATCCGTCTGAATGGCATGTAAAAAATCGAGGTGAAATTTATACTTTCAATACTCAGATGGATTACATGACTGTTCCAGATCGTGGTTTATGGTTATTATCACAATTAGGTATTGAAGTGTCTAAAAACGAGTATTTAGCAATTAAACTTCATGATGGTTTATACGATGATTCAAATAAACCTTACTTAATGTCTTGGTCACCAGAAACCAAATTAAGAACATCATTACCGTATATTATTCATCAGGCCGACTTATTAGCGGCTCGTGTTGAATTCGAACGTGAATGGTTAGATAAATTAAATAATACGGCAGTTGAAGATAAAACTAAAAAAACATTAGTTTCAACTCCAAATTATTCAAAACCAAAACAAGTACAAATCGATATTCCCGAAAATTCTAATTTAAAGGATATAATGAGTACTTTCTTTAACGATTAATATGGAATTTATATTATATACAGTTACTACATTGTCATTAGCATTAGCGTATGCTAGTTATAATTTATTTAGAAAAACAGAAAAATTAGAAAAATTAGTTGATGATCAAAATATTTATATTGATCGTATCTCTGAGTTAATTGAGGTATCTAATAAAAAAATAAGCGAATCCGAGATTGCAAATGCGTTTAAGACTGATGATGAAATTGGTTTTTTCTTTGAGACATTACAGGAGATTCAGTCCCAATTAAACTCATTTAAAACCAGATCATAATTATGGATTTAGCTTCTCCTGTAGAAGAAGTACTTTTTACTAAAAAGGGTACTCTTCGTAAGCGTAAACCTAAGAAATCAAACGTATATTTTACTCAAGATACTGAAGATGCAATTATAGCTTATTTAGCATCATCTGATCCTATAGAACGTAATCGCATATTTAATGGACGTATTGATTACGCATTCCATAAACTCGCAGAAAATATAATCCATACATTTAAGTTTTATTATACTGATGTTGATACTATTAATGAGTTAAAACATGAGGTAGTTGCTTTCTTACTTGAAAAACTTCATTTATATAATCCAAATAAAGGTAAAGCATTTTCTTATTTTGGAACAATCGCTAAACGTTATTTGATTATTTATAATGAAAAAAACTATAAGAAAGTAAAAGAAAAAGGCACTTTAGAAGAAGCCGACGAAGATAAAATTATTGTAGAAGATTTAGTTCGTGAAGCAAACGATGATAAAAATCACTTATCTGATTTTATAAATTATTTTGTAATATATGTTGATAATAATTTAAAGAAATTATTTCCAAGAGTTCAAGATCAAAAAACTGCAGATGTTATTTTAGAATTATTTCGTAAACGCGAAAATCTAGAAATTTTTAATAAAAAAGCTATTTACATTTATATTCGTGAGATGATAGATGTTGATACTTTTCAAATAACTAAAGTAATAAAAATTTTAAAACAAGTGTATTACGACATATATAATGAATATTATGAAAATGGTTATGTAAAACTTTAATAAAATTATATTTATTATAAAATATAAATATTATGGATTTTGAAGCTAAAATTTTCGGCAACAAATCATTTTCGGATATCTTAAAAAATATATACGATAATTCAAGAGAAAAAGAAAAACAAATTAAAGACCTAATCACTGGTCTTAAACCATTAGTTGTTGATACCCAATCTGCTTTAATGGTTGTTCCCTTAATCAAAGAATATTTAGATGTATCCGTTAAAAACGATGATTCGCTTATAAAAATGGCGGGTATTGTTCAACGTGCTATGGCTAATGCTACTAGTAATGGTGATGATATGTTGAGCGAAGCTGAAAGAGAACAACTAATGAATGCTGTTCAAAACATTGATAAAGAAGTATCTAAACCTATAACAACGGATGTCAACAAGGACCATAAGGACTAGTATTGGAGGTTCATTAACAAGTCAGTTAACTAAATCTCAACCTTTAAAATCATCTGCTTTTACAATTGGAAAGGTATTAGGTATTTTAATGGATGAGAATACTCCTAGTGGAGAATTATTCAATCGTGATGGTGAATGGGGCGGTATTGGTACTATATACTATATTGATTATCCTTCAAATAAAAATATATCTGCTACTGATTTAACTAAATTAAACACAGCAATTCCTTTTTTACCTAATCAAAAATATTTACCTTTAATTGAAGAATTAGTAATATTATTTGATTTACCTTCACCTCAAGCTCAAGATAATTCTAATAAGTCACAAAAATACTATTTAAGTGTTTTAAACTTATGGAATAACAATCAACATAATTCTCAACCTGCTAATGAGTTAGTTTTAGGTAATACATTTACTGAAAATGCAAATATAAAATCATTATTACCTTTTGAAGGCGATAGTATATTTGAAGGTAGAACAGGTAATTCACTACGTTTTTCTTCAACTACTAAATTTAATAATAGAGAAAACTGGTGGAGTTTAACAGGAAATAATGGTGATCCTATTACGTTATTAACTAATGGTCATAATTATAATGCTAAGTCTTTAAAACCATATGTTGAAGAAATAAATAATGATAGATCTGCTTTATATTTAACTTCAACTCAACGAATTCCTTTTAATATTAGAGAATTTTCTTACAATTTAATGTTTAGCCCAATTAAATGGAATGAATATTCTAACCGTTCTCAAGGTGTTTTAACTGGGGATCGTGTAGTAATAAATGCTAAGAAAGATGAAGTATTAATTCATGGATATGGGGTTGGATTATCTTCTGAAAATACAATATACTTAAATTCTGATACTGAAGTAGTAGTTAATGCCCCAAAAATTTCATTAGGATTAAATCCTGAAGGTGGAATGGCAGTTGAACCTTTATTATTAGGTAATAAAACAGTTGATATTTTAAGTACATTAATAAAAGAATTAAAAGAATTAGCTACAGCATTAAAAACTGTTCAAAGTACTCCTGCAGGTACTCTTCTATTACAAGTTAATCAAGCCGGGAATAATTTATATGCGGCTTTAGAGGATTTAACTTCTACAACCGACAATCTAAATTCTTTAAAATCGAATAAATCTTATACATCATAATGGCGTTAGAACAAAATTTATCTAGTCTTGCTAATATAAATAAAGATACTTTAGTGGATGCCGCTAAAGCAGCTCTTGCGTCTCAAAAAGATAAATTTATAACTAATTTAAAATCTTCAGTAACTGAAAATGTAAAACGGTTAGAAGAAGATGTTAAAGATTTAGGAATACAAGTTGCTAAAGCAGAAACTGATTATAAAGCTCAAGAAGCTAAAATATCACTTTCAAAATTAACAGATACTGAAAAACAGGAAAGATTAAATCAATTAAATAAAGACTATGAGACTGAAAAAGCTCTTATAAATAAAAATGTTGAAGCTAAAAAAACCGAATTAGCAAACAAATTAAAATCTTATTTACCCCAAGAAGTTGAATTTCTTAGATCAAAAACTAAATCAGCATCAGATACAGCGTCAGCTAAATTGAATGATATCAAAAATGGTAAAAAGATTAGCATATCTAGTAGAAGTGTAATAACTACCGTAGGAGTGTTATCTAATTTTTTAATTAGTTCTATCACTATTGGAAATAAAAGAATAGAAAAATTAGTAGATAGAGTAAACGAACAAATAAAAAATATTAAAACTGAACAAGATATTCAAAAAGCTAAATTATCGGTTAATAGAGCTAAATTAATTATAAATCAAAATAGAGTAAAATTACAAACTATACAAACTGTACTTTTAATTTTAGAAATTTTAATTCCTTTATTAGATACAATATTAGGGTTATTTAAAAGTAATCCTGTACCATCCGCTGTTCCTCCGGGAGTTGGTGTACCATTAGGGGTAATTAATACTATAGATTCTAAAACTAAAACGTTAGATGATTTAAAATTAGCAGCTAGTGTTATATTATCGATAATATCTCAAATTGTAGCTAAATTAATTGATGATTTGAATTTTCAAGAACGTAGATTATTACCTATTGAAGGTTTATTAGATTCAGGATTAAATAATTTAACATCAGCTCAAATAGCTAACTTATCAGCTGGGTTAGGATATCTAAAAGGTTACGATTATAAAGGATTTAGATTCTTTATTAAAGAAGAAGAAAATTCTAAGTTTGTAGTTAAAGGAAATAAACGTAGATATGCTGTAGCATTAAATAAAGATGGAAATGAAATATTACAAAGCGAATATTCGTTTACATTATCCCCCGATATATTAATTGAAGAATTAAAATTAAAAATAGACGAGAAAAATCTCGTGGCTTAATATTTATAATCATGAAAGTAGACGTATTTAAAAAACTAATCAAAGAATCTGTCCGTGAAGTTTTACGTGAAGAGTTAGCAAACCTTCAACAACAACCTATTCAAGAGAATAGAAACGTATCTTTTACTTCACAAGATGTTGATATGACCGCGTATAGAAAAAATTTAGCTAGTATGATGGGCTTACAATCTCCTCCTATGCAAAATAGTGGTTATCAACCAACATCTCCTAAAGTTCAATCAACTGGGAACCCATATCTAGATATTATTGCTGAAACAGCAGCTACTATGAGTCCACAGGAATTAGCCCAAATGAGACAATATAGCGAATAATTATGCCAATACCTCAAGTAGTTAGAATAGATCCTAGAGATTTAGATAAAAATAGAGCAATAGGAGTTTCTATTCCTTTCAATGCTGGAGGTGTATTTAGAAGTACTTATTCGACTAAAGATCAGATTAAATCTAATTTAATAAATCTATTATTAACCTCACGAGGTGAAAGAATAGAAAATCCTGAATTTGGTACTAATTTACCTAGATTAATATTTGAACAACTAACAGAAGAATTATATCCTGTTATTCAAGAAGAAATATTTTCTAGTGTATATAGGTTTGTTCCTGAAGTTACTTTATTAAGTATTAATTTAACACCAGATGAGGATGGAAATACAATATCTATAGGAATAGATTATAAACTGAATATTTCAGGACAACAAGATAATATCATAATTGCTTTACAATAATGGCTGAGGATAAATCAATAAAATATTTAAATAAATCATTCGGTGATTTTAAAGCATCTCTACAAGAGTTTGCTAAAACGTACTTTCCAGATACTTATAATGACTTTTCAGAAGCATCACCTGGAAATATGTTTATTGAAATGGCATCATATGTTGGTGACGTTTCATCGTTTTATATTGATTCTCAAATTCAGGAAAACTTTTTAAATTTAGCTAAAGAAAAAGAAAGTTTATATAACTTAGCTTATTCATTTGGGTATCGTCCTAAAGTTTCATATGCTTCTAATGTTGATGTAGATGTATACCAATTATTTCCTACTAGAATAGAAGGAAGTAGTGTTACTCCTGATCTTTTATATTCATTAATAGTAAATGAAAATACTACAATAACAAGTAATACTGATTTTAGTAAATTTGTTACTACAGAACGTGTAGACTTTTCAGATACTAGCTCAGCTGAAATTACTTATGTAGATAGTAATTATTTTTTAGCTAAAAAAACTGTTAAAGCAATATCAGCTGAAATAAAAACTGCTACTTTTACTTTTACTAACCCACAAAAATTTAATTCAGTTACGATTGATGACGTTAATATACTACAAGTATTAAAAGTTACTGATAGTAGTGGAAATATATGGTATGAAGTACCTTATTTAGCACAAGATTTAGTTCCTGTATCTGCAAGCAATCCAACATCGGGTAGTGATGGAGTTAATTATTTATTAAATTTCCAACGTGTAACTAGACGTTTTGTTACTCGTGTTAAACCTGATGATAAACTAGAATTACAATTTGGTTCAGGTATGTCAGTAAATAATTCTGATACTACAATTTTACCAACCCCAGAAAATATTGATTTAGGATTAATACCAAGTATTAAAACTAATATAGACGATTATAACAAAGCTTCAATTTTCTTTACCCAAACTTATGGTTTAGTACCTCAAAACACTACATTAACAGTTCAGTATTTAGTTGGTGGTGGTTTATCTTCTAATTTATCTGCAAATACTTTAACTACTATTGATTCAACTAATATTAATTTTAAATATGGTGGAGTTAATCCTGCATTAACAGGTAGTGTATTAGCTAGTGTAGCTTGTAATAATACTTCACCTGCCGTAGGTGGTAGAGGAGCAGATACTATAGAAGAAGTTCGTTTAAATGCATTATCATCATATTCATCTCAAAACAGAACAGTAACTAAAGATGATTATGTTATGCGTAGTTTAAGTTTACCATCAACATATGGTACTATATCTAAAGCATATGTAACTCAAGAAACATATAATTCATTAGGTAATTTAGTATCCAACAATCCATTAAGTTTAGATTTATATGTTTTAGGATATGATTCCGATAAAAAATTAATATCAGCTAGTTCAACATTAAAAACAAATTTAAAAACTTATCTTAACCAATACAGAATGGTTACTGATGCTATTAATATTAAAAATGCATTTTATATTAATTTAGGTGTTAATTTTGAAATTAATGCTGATCCAAGTTACAATAATAAAGAATTATTATCTACGTGCATTTCTCAATTAAAAGATTATTTTAATATAGACGCTTGGCAAATAAATCAACCTATTGTTTTATCGGATATTGATGCGCTTATTTTAAAGGTTCCGGGCGTTCGTTCGGTATCAAAAGTAGAAATTGTAAATAAACAAGGAGGTGATTATTCTCCGTATGGATATGATGTTACTGGTGCTACTAGAAATGGTATTATTTATCCATCAATAGATCCTAGTATATTTGAAGTACGTTTTCCTGATATTGATATAAACGGTAGAATTATTACATATTAAAAATGGCCATATACAAAATATTTCCTGATAAAGATGCTGCAATATATTCATATTATCCTGGTAAAAACGCAGGACTAGATGAAATATTAGACTTAAGTATCTATAAATCTATTGATAATGATGGAGATGTATCTCGTATTTTATTATCATTTACTAATTCTGAAATCCAAGATATATTAACTAATAAGATTGGTTCTGCGGGATATAAAGCTTATTTAAAATTATTTCAAGCTTATGCTACTGAAATTCCTTTAGATTATACTATACAATGTCATCCGGTAGCTACTCCTTGGAATATGGGTACTGGTAGAGCAGCTAATATTCCTAATACTACTAATGGAGTTAGTTGGAAATATAGTAATACTATGAGTGGAAGTATATTTACTTCATCTATAGCAGGTACTACAAGTTCTTATCTTTCAGGTAATGCTGGTGGGGGTACTTGGTATACTGCAAGTAATTTTACAGCTACTCAATCATTTACATATACTACGGGTAAGGATATAGAATTAGATATAACTAATGCTATTAGTTCAAGTTATTATCAGTACGGATTTTTAATTAAACATTCTGGTTCTTTAGAATTTACTACTGGGTCGCCATTTGAAACTAAATATTTTTCCGTAGATACTCATACTATTTACCCTCCATGCTTAGAATTTAGATGGAATGATTTTTCATATAGTACAGGTTCATTATCTACAATCACTTCTACAAATCCAACAATTACATTATCTAATAATAAAGGAGAATTTCAAGTCGATTCTATAAATCGTTTTAGAGTAAATGTAAGAGATCAATATCCTGCTAGGAGTTTCCAAACGTCTTCGGTATATACCAATAATAAAGTATTACCTACATCATCATATTATGCTGTAAAAGATATTAAAACTGATGAGTTTGTAATTGATTTTGATACTACATACACAAAATTATCTTGTGATTCATCAGGTAACTATTTTGACATTTATATGAATGGTTTACAACCTGAAAGATATTATCAAGTATTAGTAAAAACTACTATAGGAGGAAATACAATAGTAACTGAAGATAACAACTACTTTAAAGTTATACAATAATGTCTGAAGTAATAAGATTAGATAAACAAATTTTTTCGAAAGGTGATTTTGAAAAAGTAGTAGATAAAAGTTTTAAACAATTAGTAAAACCTGCAACTGAAACTACTTTTACATTATCTGATTTTTTTGAACTTTATGATAATTTATTTTTTGAAATCCCTAAAGAAGGAGATTTAAATTCTCATAGATTTATATTAAATAAAACGGCTGAATACTTAGGAGTGAATATAAGTGAAGATATAGATATTCAAGCATTGTTAAATGAAATAACTTCTTTAAGACAAGAATTATTAGATGCTAATAAAACATTATTAGATTTAAATAAAAAATAATGGCTGAGATTAAGATTATAGGTAATGTAGAAAATACTCAACAAGTATCTCGATTTAATTCCGAAGATACTAATTTATTAACCCCTGGAAATTTAAGTGAAAATTTTGGGGTTGAAGGAGATTATATAGAGTTATTCTTATATGATAATAACAACAATATACTTGATGCTGATTACAACTATAGAAATTTTAAATTACCTTCAAATTCTTTTTTAAATCCAAATTCTACACTACCTGTTATAGAAATAGATCCTGTAAAAGACATTCAGGATTTTGGCTATAATAATGGTATTTTCTTTACTCAATATAATTTCTTTAGAAGAAAATTTTCACAAAATCAAGATGATATATTCATAAGTGAAATATCTTCTGATAGAACTGAAATAAGAATTAATTCTGTTGATATACCTACAGATGCTTTTTTATCTCAAGCTCAACAGTTAATAAATGATTTAAATTCTTCTCCATACCAAAAATATTATTTAATTAATTTCAACCCAGATGTACAACAAGTAGTTGTTAATGTGGCTATTGATGATAATTCGGTATTATTGAAATTATATGAACCATTAAATAATGGTATAATAGTAAAAGATACTTTATGGTTAGCTGAAGAAATTATTTATCCTTATACTTTTAATATTGATTTAAATAGTATCATAATTCCAGATCCTTTACCTCAATTAAAGGGTCCTAATTTCGATATCGATATTGATATTAAACAAGATGTACCCACAGGGTATCAAAATTATAGTAGCTTAGTTTCATCATTAACAGGATCTTCATACTATCGAGTTTTAAATTATATGAACGATGCTTCATATGATTTAAATATTGATTATACAGATTTTAGTAACTTCATTAACTTTAGTTCAGCTGAAAAACGTTTAGAATTATTTTATGATAAAGCTAAACAAATTGAAGATCATAATAATACTATTAATCTTCTTACAGGTTCTACAAGTGCATTAAAAAATAGTGAAACAGCATCAATTAAATTAAAAATTGATAATATTACTAAAAATTTTGATGGATATGAAAATTATTTATATTTTGAATCATCTTCATATGCTTGGCCTAAATTAAATAATAGTAAACCATATATTTTATTATCTACTGGTTCTTTAATAGCTAAAAACTGGTTTGCTTCTGTTTTAACATCTTCTAACGATTATGACGCAGAAAACCAAGATAGATTATATAATGTAATTCCGGGTTATGTAAAGAATGATCCTAGTAGTTATCAACCATATTATACATTTGTAGATATGATTGGTCATTATTTTGATAATATATGGATTTATATTAATTCAATCAATGAATTATACAACGCTGACAATAATTTAGAAAAAGGAGTATCTAAAGATTTAGTATACGATGCTT